TTATTGGTGATTGTTTGGGACCCACGACCAGCTAAGTTCCATACAAAAGTACCACCAGCTGGCAATACATTGGCAGCCATCGTAATGTCGCCAAACGAACTTAGATTACTCCCCCAACTGATTATTGGTGCACCCGTAGCACCACTAAAATCAATGTTTTTGCCAAGCCGGGGCATATCCATGGTTACTGTTCGGCCAGCTACAAAAGCGTTATTAACCACCACATTATCTTGGGGCAGTGGGACTCGAGTCGTCCAACCATGAGTTGACCAGGTAAAAGAGGCGGTGCCAGTAGCTGTTTGGGTTACTGGAGTATCAAAGGTAATGCCAGAATTACCCTGACAATTACCAAGTGAGGTGCCGGTAAAGGGAGACGCAGCACCAGCGCCGGTGATGTCCTGGAAGTCGCAATTGGTGATTGAGACAGCGGCAGCAGTTATTGTAATTGGGGTACCAATAGCAGTAAGGTTAAAAACCAGCACTCTATTCGTCGCAGAATTACCAGTTATTGTTAATGTCCCAGTTACTGTTAAGTTACTGCCTAAGTAGAACTGGCATAACTTACTGGCACTACCAGTATAAGTAACATTATTAAATGTTCCGAATGTATCGCCACCAGTACCGCCTAATCCGTTACCTGAATAGACTAGAGAAGTGCCATTGTAATTTATATTTCCGCCCCTGAAATTAGCAGCCGTACCCGTCATAGTAACGATGGCTGTATTGGTGCTAATTGTTAAACCAGTTATTGTTCCACTGCCAACTGTATTCCAGACTGCTCCACTACCACCGGTTATAGTAATAGCTGACGAACCCATAGCAAGGGTACGAGTAGCACTGCCAGTACTACTAAAGAATCCCCAGGAGCAGGTCTGACCATTAGTATCAAATTTCCCTTGCGTTAGAGTCACTATGGCCGTAGCTCCGATAGTAAACCCGTTCGTCGATAGCTGCGTGGTAGTGGTCGTGCCGTTGTTAATGGTCACATTACCAAGCGTTTTACCAGCAAAGTTATACGTGTTGGTGGCGGCTGAGGTATCGGCTATAGAGATTGCCGAGGTGGTGGCGTTCAGAATTGTATAGGTTGAACCACCCAACAATGTTACAGCAATATTGCCTACGGGGGCTGAAGCCCCCCCAATATTAAGTGTTACGGCAGCGTTATGCGTAATGGTTCCAGCATAACCAACTGATTCAATGAATGAACGAATAGTGTTGGTATTGACATCTATCGTTAGATTACCAGAGGTAGCAGCAACGACTACATCGTCACCAGCAGCAGGCACAGAGCCAGTAGACCACGTAGCTCCAGCCGACCAGTTGCCTCCTCCGACTACTACAGTCTGAGTAGCCATTTAGAAGGTCTCTGGCAGATTGATTAGAGCCTGAACATCCGCTGGCAGTGTGGGAGGGGGAGGAGGCGTTAAGCCGGTGCGATAACTACCACAGTAAGCCGCGACATCAGCCAAGAGGTGGGCCCCGGTGTCAACTCGCATACCGCCTACGTCTTGATTGTAGTCTACCCCTTGGATATTTATGTCCAGAGACACATGCCCCGTAGTATCAACGTCTAAGATTGTAAAGTTATCAGTCATTATTTAGAGTCCAAGTTAATTACAAAGGCATTCGCAGCCACAACGGTGGTATCAGCATCGCCAATTGACCCAGTTATAGCAAAGGCGATCCCGTTGATGAAACTAACGCCCGGGGAAGCGAAGGAGATGTTGGTCCCTGCACCTGAAGTGTTTGCCGGGATGAGAATTGTCTTAACCGGTATATCGGTACCAACGGTCGGAGCTGAGGCTTTATCGTAAAGTTTTAAGTATCCAATCGTCGCGGTATTGTTGTAGGCTTGAATCCCGCCAATATCTCCGGGGCTGCCTTTCACACTAGTAGCATTGGTAGTGTTAGCTGAAATGTAGTGAGTTGAGGTGAACCCGTTGCCAATTGGGGCGATCTGAGCCGTAGGTAACGGGTTAGAGGTTGAGATGGTCAAACCATTTAAAGAGGTGAGATTTATAGGCGCCGCGCCAGAAGGGTAGGTGTCTATCCGAGAGTAGCTGCGAGTGAACATGTAGTCATTGATGATGTTCGTGTTAGTGACTATCGCGTTGTTCACAACTCTAATCTGGTTATTAATGTTCTGGGCCCATATCTGAGGGAGGCGGGCTGAATGAGTAGCTACAATAACACCGTTGATGGAAAAGATAGCTTGGTCGTACTGGTAGTCAACCTTATAAACATTCAACGAAGCTGTGGTGGCGCCGGTGGGTAATGTGACAGTGTTTGTCTCGGTCTCGGCCGCACTAGGAACCCCTGTAGGGTTATACCCACTCTCAGTAATTACCTGAGTGTTGGTGGTACCGCTAAAGTGAAACCGCACAAAGTACCTAGAACTGGCTATCTTCTGCTCTAAGCCTACGTATATGTCCTGGTTGGCAATACGTTGTGAGATGGAAATTCGATTTGTAGCCGTAACATTCTGAAAAGGCGGAAAGGTTAAAACCTTATACACCGCACTGGCGGAAGCGTTGGTGGTACCTGCGGCTAAGGTAAGCTGTCCCGAGGCTACGGATATAGTAGCTCCAGCACCGGTAGAGGTGATGGCGCGAGCAATGTCAAAAGCACCAGTCGCTGATGTGCCAGGGTAAGGAGCTGACAAGGTTATTGAGGTATCGGAGTTGACATAAATAACCTGCACCCAATCAGCTTCAGGGTCAGCACTTAGTTTAATAAAGTCTAAGTAGTGAATATCTTGCGTCGAGAACCCGGTACCGGTGAGAGCCGTTGAACCATTAACAAATGTGGCTGAACCAGGGCTAAAACTAATAGCTGAGCCAGTCCAGTTGCCTCTTCCGCTTCCCTGATCGGTGGTGACGGCTGCACCGACCGCTAAACTCCCTGTAGCGTCTGTGCGTAACGGCAAGCCACCATTAGCAATGTTGTTATAGGCTGGGTAGAAGTCAGCCGGTACCATCAGTGGACTAGTTGGTAGCCCATTAGCTAAAGAGACGTAATCCCAGGTATTATCACCTTGATCACCAAAAACTAGAGCATTACCGATAGGGTTAGCAGGGGGTACAGCCCCGTCAGTGTATTGAGTTCCACCAGTTCCACCAGAAACAGTCACCGGGACATTGCCACTAGCATCTAACTGTACCTGGCTAGCCGCTCCAGAGGTTTTCTTAAACGGAAGGATAAAGTTAGAAGAGGGGAAGCGCAGGTTCTTGAAAGTATCCTCGAGCGAAGCCAACCCATCGGTTATAGGGGTATAGTCATCAGGAGCCTCAGAAGATTCAGAGTCTTTGATCGCTTGCTTCACCTCACCGAGGGCCGTAATAACAGGTTTAAGATCAATCGGTGTGGTTACTACCTTAGCTTCAGGGGCGGCTACATGAACCTGGGGGTTGAAATCCATTCCGTCAATAGCAGTCTTTAGGGCATCAATCGACTGAGTCACCCCACTATCAAGATTGACCTTGGTACCGGTAAGAGCCTTGGAGACGGCCTCTAGGCGCGTGACTAGGGCCTTAAAGTTGTCGCTCATACTGGTTAGCCCCTGGTCAGCTAGCTGGCGTTGGACATTCCTAACCTCTTCTTGAAGATGCTGCATGGTGGTAGCCATTTCCTGGAAACCACTGTTAGACATGAAGGTAGTTACATTCATCTTATTAATGCTATCGACAACGTGGTTAAGATCACCGGTCTTGGCTAGATCTTGAGGAAGGTTCTTAACCTCGACCTTGGGCTCGTGTTGGGCGCGGTGCTTGATGTTGGCCTTAGCCCCTTCAATGACAGCTTTTTGGATAGCGTCGCTCCCCCGAAGGTTTTTCTGCTGATTGGCATGGGCATCTTGAGCAGCCTTAGCCGCTGCTTGCTTCTTCTGGACTTCATCTGCAAAGTTTGGATTCATTATTGATCGAAGGCGAACCCAGCCTGGCTAATTAATAGATAATCCGGGGCACTCCCAAAATCTGCGTAGATATACGACCCGAATGGTTGGATCGCTTGTGAGGGATCAGGGAGACTGGTCGTATGAGTCGCGACCAAAGTGCCATTGATGTAGAAATCAATGTGATCCCCTGAAATCATCTTGGCATAGTAGGTGTTCGTATTCGTCCCGTCCCCAGTCGGCGGCACAATGGTAGTCTGAGTGGGAGTAAATGGGGCAACTCCGGGCCCACAGGTTGCTTGGATGGTGATTACTCCCGAATTTTCACTGAATCTAAAACCGAAATGGGCCTGGCCATAGGTAGCGTTATGTGGGCTCCCTAGAAAACCTGCTACCACATATGAGTCCCAGGTTTGCTGAGAACGAGTGCCGCCCGCCTCTTTGATGGCTACCACGGCATAGAACTCCGGGTTACGAGAGACAACACCGTAACCATTGTAGGTATAAGGATCATCTAATACGGCTTGGCCCCCAGGGTTAGTATTACCAATACAGAGCTTTGCGCCGGTCGCGACTACGCTGGTACCGGCACCATTACCATTGGGAGCAACATAATCATACCGAGTTAGACTCTCAAACTGGGTACTCCATTGAATTTGTTTACCAAAAAATGACATTAGACCACCACCGTACTTCCGACATTGAATATCACATTCCATTCCAGATTTGCAACGGTACAGACCAGCCGCACCGCATCTCGGATGGAGTTTGAAGAAAGCGAACCACCGGTACCTATGGTCGTATTACTAGCGCCCATGTGAATCTGTTGAGAGGCGAGTTGAGCGATTTTCCACCCTCCAGCTCCTTTACCAACAACACTGAAGTAATCACCAACAACTGAGGAAGCAGGCAAGCTGAAGACCACCTGGGCCGCATTGTTAGCTAAGTAGTTAGTGGTTTTGGAGATGGTTTGGGTAGTACCGGATATTACGGTATAAGCATCACCGCTAACAGTTGGAGTGTAGAGAGGCATTAGGTCAGCTCCGTTACTCGAGCAAAGCCGTTAGCGGCCGCCCAGATACCACTTAAGGCCATGGTGGTATTAAAGGGAACCTCATAGTAGGCATTGGCGGCGATTTGGACGGTATAGTTGGTTACTGATGCGGTGGTAGCTCCAAGAGCTAGATAAAGAATGGCGGTGGAGTCATTATAGATAGTGCAGCCGATCCGAGCGGTGTTAGCAGCCAGAACGGTTACACTGGAAGCACTGGAGGCTACATTTGATCTGGTGGCAACGGTTGATTTCTGATCAATAGCGCTAGTCGGTGTCCCGTCGAGCCCCACAGTTATGACTCGTTTAATTGGCGAATTATCTAATGCAGTTTCAGCCACTTGACTTCCTTCTGCGCCCTTGTCTTAAAGTATACCAACATGCCAGAAGCACTACAACTTTTTTAATCCAAGCTGAGGCTGGATAATCCCTGCAGCGGTATTGTCAGAGTACCTTATGAAGTTAACCCCCAGCCCTCCAGCGATGGTTTCACTGCGCGGATGGTAGAGGTGTAGGGCCTGGATGTCCTCACAGACCACAAAGGGTAGCTTGGCTCGATTCCATCTGGCGCCGAAGTCATCATCTTCATAAGCGTAGCCCTTCATAAACTCCTCGTCCCAGCCGTTGATTGTTTCGATGTCTTTCTTATTGAACATGGCTAGAAAGTACATTGCCGGTGAGTCCCCACGGTATCCTTGGCTTACTAAAACCGTTTGATTAGCTGATTCATCCTGATCTAACACCTGGGCGATCACATTCTGCCCTATCATCTTGCTGAACTGCTCCAAGACATTCGATAGCGGTTTAACCTCCGGGCTGGTGATGATAATCTGGCCATAGCGAGCCTTTCGAACGCCAATATTAAAGCCTCTGGCCGGGTTAAACCCCTTATCAGTAGAGTAGGGGATCAGCCTAACGTTATCCCCAAGATCATTTAGCTTAATAAACTCACTTACCTCATCATAGTCCCGGGTTGGCAGGATGAACTCTTTAACCTCGGACATGGAATCATAGACTTCCTTGGTCTGCTTGAACTGTTCTAATCTATTAGCATCAAGCGGAGCGATTAGACTGAACATTCTACCATCAAAGCCGTATAAGGCTCTCCGTGTTGTGAGACACCCTCAGTTGATAGAAGTAACGTAAACCCGAGTTTCTGTAGCTCCTGCAGCGTCCAGCCGCTCCTATGGGTCTGGTACTCATCGGCTCCGCTGATCCCCCAGGCGTCATGGGGTTCATTGCGCAGGTAACCATTATCTGAGTTGCCTTGAGGCGTAAACAAGAGGATCTTCTGCCGGGCAACGCGCTTCATCTGTTTAATCAGTTTAAGACCAACCCTTTTATCCATGTGTTCAATGCCGTCAATGATACTAATAACATCGACTGAGTTGGTGGGTTGAGCCTTGAGATACTCCAAGGAGTCACTTAGGACCGTCTTAATATCAGGGTAGCCCTTATGCAGCGCCTCCAAATACTGCGGGGCAATATCCACGGCTGTAATATCCTGGGTCTTAAGGCCCTGTAACTCTAACCCGATCCCACAACATAGAGAAAGCAAACTCTCCCCATTCTCGGTGGCATCTTTGATATAACTATACGGATTCATTTCATCTCCAATAACTTAATATTATTCTCACCACAGTATTACTAACACTAGTAGCCAAATACTCTACCGGTGGTTTGCCCATGTTGGTCTCTAGTACTGTTTTTATGCCCCGCAAAATGTCAGTAGGCTCGCACCCTGATATAAAATTGCATCCCACCTCAATAGTCTCGGGGCGTTCAGTTGAATCTCGTAACGTAACTACCGGAACTCCGAATATAGCGCACTCTTCCTGCACCGTACCGGAATCAGTCAACACGACATAAGCGTCACGCTCATAATCAGTGAATTCTACAAAACCCATCGGGTCTACCAGTTTAATTAAGGGATGAAGGGTGTATTCCTCTAGGGGTTGTCTAGCATGAGGGTGTACCGGCCAAATTAAGGGCAGTTGGTGTTCTAATACTATCCGTTCGAAAGCCTCAATAAACTTCGCTAACCTAACTGGGTTATCAACATTTTCACTTCGATGGAGGGTTACTACAAACTGCGGCTCTTGAACGGGCCCTCGATGGACACAGTCGAGAACCTCATTGATTGGGTTGCCGGTAACATAAATCCGTTGGCTCTCAATGCCTTCCCGCAGGAGGTTCTGGCGACTACGTTCAGTGTACGGCAAGAGAATATCAGAAGAGTGGTCGATAATGCGCCGGTTGGTTTCTTCGGGAACGCGGTCATCATAACAGCGATTACCGGCTTCCATATGAAAGACTCTTATGCCAAGTCGTTTGGCGATGATTACTCCTAAGGCGGAGTTGGTATCTCCTAGGACTAGTAGTGCATCGGGTTTCTCATATTCAAGGATGGCTTCAAACTTCCACATAAGTTTGGTTAATTGGCCACCAAAGCTACCGGTCATCTCGAGCTGGTAATCTGGCTTGCGAATATCCAGTTCATCAAAGAAGATCTTGCTCAGCTTGTCATCATAGTTCTGGCCGGTATGGACCAAGATATGCTTGCAGAGCTGATCCAGCTCTGGGATGATCAGAGACAGCCGAATCAGTTCCGGGCGGGTTCCGAGCAGAGTTACGACTTTAATGACAACTCCTTTACCATCTGTTCGATAGTTGGCGGCTGGTCATAGCCAGCGGCACGCCACAGTCTTAAATTCAAGGCTGGATTGGTGGTGGCCAGAGTCCGGTTAACAACCGTTGGAGTTTCAACCTCTCGGATGGTGATGTCTTTTTTATACACTGTAGCAATGATCTGCAAAAGCTCAGACTTAGTCACGCTATCGGCCGGAATAATGTGCTGCAATACCGGCAACTGGATATTCTCTCGAATGATACCTTCGACTATCTTGGCGAAGTGGTAACTAGTCACACCATTCCAAAAGTGGTTAGTAAACCCGTTAACGGTGTCTTCTTGACTCAAGAACCAGTCAAGTAATGAGAGATGGTTCTTCTCTTCTGGCCCAATGACTGAGCATCTAAGATTATTAAGATGGGGGGCTTCTCCTAAGCTCTTGGTCTTGCCATATACATCTAGCGCGTCATGAGGATCAGTCTCAATGTAAAGTCCGTCTTGACCGGAGTAGACACAGTCGGTAGCAATCTGGATAGACCCTGCGGGAAGATAATGAGGGAATAAAGCATTTACTCTAATAGCTTTCCCTGGATCCTCACAGTAAGGCTTAATCAGCCCGATGCAATTGACCATCCTATCTCTATTTTCAAACCACTTTGGTTCCGGCATCTCAGCGTTGACCGCTGCCCTGATGGTCCCAGGGGAGCCCGTAACTTTGACCATCATGCTGCCAAGCATCCCCGTACCACCAAGAATAATCATTTTAATAGCTCCTTGGTCTGAGCTAGATCTAACCGAGTGGTGTTCTCAGAAGTGTAGGGGTTGTCGGTAAGCTTTTCCCCTGAAGTAAAGAACTTATCATAGTTCATGTCTCGACTGTCAGGTTTGACTCGATAATATCCACCCATATCTTGCGTGCGGTACATCTCTTCTTCAGAGATAAGAGTTTCATGGACTTTTTCCCCATGACGAGTTCCGATTATCTTAATGTCATCACTAATAGCTTTGGCGAGAGTCTCCATCGTGCAAGCCGGGGCTTTCTTTACGAATATATCGCCTGCAGATCCGTACTTGAGGGCGAACATTACCAGAGATATAGAATCCTCTAACGAGAGTAAAAACCGAGTCATCTTGGGATTTGTTAGTTGGATCGGCTCGCCAACCCTCGTGGCATTCTCCCAGATTGGGATAATAGATCCCCGTGACCGCATCACATTACCATATCTCGTTATAATAGCTCCCTTAGAAATGGCTATTTTCTCCATCATAGCCTTAGAAACTCCCATCGCATTAATGGGGTACACGGCCTTATCGGTAGATAGGCAGACTACTCTTTTAACTCTATTAGCTTTAGCCGCGTCTAGTACATGATCAGTGCCTAAAATGTTAGTTTTAACAGCTTCTAGAGGGAAGAACTCGCAGCTAGGCACTTGTTTTAAGGCTGCGGCGTGGAAAACGTAATCTTGGCCCTTCATGACTTCATCTAGTCTTTGCCGGTCGCGAATGTCCCCTATCTGGTAGTTAATGGCGGGAAGTTTTTGCCTCATCTCGTATTGCTTGGTCTCGTCACGGCTAAAGACAGTAATCTCATGTTCTAAATGGTATTTATTAGCAAAGGTTGAACCAAATGATCCGGTCCCACCAGTAATAAGGATCTTCATAGCTTATCCAGCAGATCGTCGTAACCGCGTTCGAACATCGTCTTCTTGTAGTATTCGGGGTAGTCTAACCAGTTCGACTCATCGGCGAAGGTGTAAGCCACCTTTTCGGTTAAATGCCCCACCAAAAGTCCGGAGTTAATAACGTCCCGGCTGAAGCGATAATCCTCCTGAATCGTATGAATCCCCACGCCATTCTTCTCCCACGGGCGTTCATCATAGCGTAATCCTGTATCCCAGACCCGACGATGTATAACACTGGTCCCACCGACATTACCCGGGAACTTGTTCAGGGTGATCCCATTTAAGGTGAACTCATACCCGTCTGCCAGGGGAGTATCAATTGCCGAATAATCTAAGCCTACCTGTCCGAGCGTTGGGATCTTATCAAAGGCCTTCTCTACGGCGGCGTCCCAGCCCGGCAAGAATACGAAATCATTATCCAGCCGCATGAAGTGAGTAGCCTTAGGGTACTTGAAGGCTCCAATGGCCCAACCGGAGTTGGTAGCGCGACCGGGGTAGTAGTTCTGTTGGTTCAGGACGATGCGATCAATCCTCCCGGATGATTTCTGCTCGGCTAGCCACAGCTTAGTCCCATCAGTTGAGTGGTTATCTACCACAATGATATAGTGAGGCACCTTTATAGTGTCTAACAAGTAGTCTAAAGTGCGCTTGGTATATTCCAACCGGTTATAGGTGATCATACAGATAAGGAGTTTCATAATTCCTTCTCCTTATCGAGTAGAGCCTTCTGACAATAATGTTTTGCTTCTTTATAGGAAAGAAACTTCTTCTCAGCTAATGAGTAGTACTCTTCCCCATCTTTTAATTTAGCTGTGAAGTAATGGTATTCTCCATGCTCTGGGTGGGTCTTCAATTCATACTCAAACTTCATAACAAGTTGGCCGTATCGTCAATCACGATGTAACGCTCCTCGGCTTTAATCGCTAACCCTGCCTCAATCAGCTTAGCGGCGTGAACTCTATCGGTCTCCACCTCTCCATTTGGGGTAGCAATGGTAACTAACTCTCCAGTCGGGAGCGGATCGGCTTTCTCAATGTGCTTTCGAAGGTAATGCGGGACAATCTCGGTCCATTCATCGATCTGATGCGCTCCGTGATTAGTACCGGACTTGCCCATGGCCTTAAGTTTACGCTGCCCACACCTAATCGGTGAGAGTTTGATTGGGCTCTTCGATACATACAGCTTTATGCCAAAGGTTACATCATGAAGCCCATAATCACTAAGCCCTCGACCACTAATAGAGGTGGTCATGCGAATATAAGAACCGTAGTAGGTAGCACCCCAGTGAATATCACTTCTAAAGTAAGGCCGTGTCAGGCGATCAAAGACTTCACGCTTCACTAGGAGACAGCCGGTGCCGGAGAACACTACCTTGTTCTTCTCATCCAGAAACACCGCTCCCTGACCCGCAGCTGAAACTGGATAATCACAAGTGATCGCTTCAACGTTAGCTTTTAGTAGCTCGGTTAAGGTCTCCGGGCTGAGGATCATGTCATCCTCCACGAACCACAGATGGGTAATCTCCGGGTCTTTTAAGGCGAGTACGGTCGGTTGTTCGAAACAGCGTGGGATCGGCTGCTTATGTGAGAAAAAGAAACGGTAGGGCAGCCCCTTAAGGTTCTGTAAGATTTCCTCAGCCGTTTGGCTGAAGATCATCCCTCGACTAGGCAAAATAACGGCTATTTTCATACCGTCTCGTAGTCCTGATCTTTAATGTAGGCTTGCCCATCACGATACCCCACAAAATCCGGGATATGATCCATAATCTCCGCACTCCCAACGGTCGCGAGCACCTTCTTGAAGCGTTGGATCTTGTCGTAGTCCATCGTCTTGATGACCAGATCACGACCAACCCGGGTTAACTCCTTGATTTCATGCGGTCGCTTGGGATTGCGCACGTACTTGGTTAGCTTCCTTTGGCCAGCGGTACGTTCCATCGGGCTAATTGGGACACCAGCAGAATATAACAACATGCCAAAGTTCACATCTTGGAGGCCGTAGGCTACCATCTTTAACTTACGCGGCCAGAACATGATTCGCGTGTTCTTAATTAGCACATCCCAGGTGGTGTCGGTGCGCCAGATCGGCTTCTGCATCTGTTCTAAGACCGTCCGAGCAACTAATAATAAGCCACACCCCGACCAGTAGGCATTACCTTCCGGGTCATGCAGCATAGTTGAGTCACCATTACTTTTAAAGGGGTAATCATACGCTACCACCGGGTAGTTTTGAGCGAACATCTCTCTGATTCCACCTCGAGGGAGGATCATGTCATCCTCGCAGTAGAGAATTGCAAACACTTCCGGGTCAGCTAGAGCACGGTCGGTTGGCTCCTCGAAGCATTGCGGAATTGGCAACCCATGAGCGAAGAATAGCTCATGCTCAATTCCCTCTAACTCACGCAGCAGCTCCTCGTAGGTCTCGCTGAAGATGAGACCACGCGACGGCACTACAACGGCCAGCTTCTCGCCCATAGTAGTTTAGGCAGCTTCTTTCTCTGCGAGTTTATCTAGCTCATCGCGCAGTTGGATCAAAGTCCCAAGGCCTTCAGCCATCTGGCGGGCCTGAAAGCGGAAGTTACGGTCATTCTCAGCACCCTTAGAGGCCAGCATGTGGTCCTCACTCTTAAGTAGGTTGGTTGAGAGCAGAATATCGATACGATTGCGGAAGATTACCTTCTTGAACTCATCGATCTGGGCATTAACCAGGATAAGTTTCTGATTAACCGTCAGATCATCCACCAGCTTCAGCTCTTTGGCATAAGCTTGGTCTTGTTTTAGTGGAGAGCTTGGAGAGATTAAAGACATGATCGCCCTTTCTTATATCTCGATAATACAACTTATGCTAGAGGAAAGCAAGAGGCCCCTACCTAATTACCGTGCTTGTCCTGTCGTGCCGTGGCAGGGTAGAACTTGCTATCGGTCTTGGACTGAGCAATCTCGGTGTCAATCTTTATCCACATGGCGTTGTTGTTTAGCCCTTGGTTAGCTGGTAGCCCGCGGACCTTGTCTTCAATTAGCTTCTCGGAGTCGTAGACCGTTTGAACGATTGTTGCTGCCATCAGAGTATCCCTTTTAAGTATTATAGCATCTCGGCCGAAGCCGAGAAGAGTCTTATGACTTGATGACGAAGCCGAAGCCACTTCGAAGGGTGGTACCGCCGAACAGAATGTCGACAGTAACCAACCAACCAAGATACTCCTGCTTGTACTGGGCCTGGGTGCGTGCGTTTTGCTGGATCGCAATGGCGAACGCTTCTTTGTGGAAGAACAGATGGGAGTTCTGCGGAGTTGCGGTCGCGAGCTGAACTAGGTTCTGGCTCATGTAGACCTTAACGCCGTAGATTTCACCAATCTGACCGCTCATGATCGAGTTTTGGTCCCCACCGACACCAATGGCATCGTAGCGGATGTACTTATCGATATTGAGCATCTCTTGCTTGCCCTGAGGTGTAACAACTAGTGAGCGATCAGCTCCGGGAGCTTTGTTGTCGTCCAGATAGCGGTTGATCACCAACACGATTGAGTCGGCAATGGCGGTACCAAATGCACCGTATGCCGTAAAGGCGGTGGTCATAGTGGTAGCTACAAAGCTGTCAATCTTGGCTGAAATCGCATAGGCAGCGGCCTGAGTGTAAGCACTTCGCAAATCGTACTTACTTTGGACCGAGACGAAGTCTTCCAGCAGGAAGGAACTCTCGTAGTGTTGGTTTAGGGTAATGGTGGTTTTAGTTTCGGTGTTGTAGTTGAGGGTAACGAGGGTGTTAGCGCTCTTCGCATTGGCTGAGATAGTTGAAACGTTAGGGATTTCAACGGTCTGACCGTAACTCTGCACTTCGGTATCGTAGTGGCGCACCAGCGGAACGAGAACCAGGTTCGCTTTAACGAACATGAGGACTTCGCTCGCCCATACGTTAGGACGAAATACTGAAGACGGAGTTGCTGAAACGTTAACATTGCCGCTACCGTAAGCACCTGTTACGGGGTTAGCCATGTTAATGACTCCTTATAGTAGTTAAATGTTAGGTTGTTTAAAGCTTTTTAAGCTTCCATAGCTTTGTTGATTTCATCACGGTGCTCCATGTACCATTCTTGGCTGTTTGCACCTACTAGAGCATCAACATTCTGTGGAGTGATTCGTGAGGCGGAGGTTTGGTTGGTGGTGGCATTACCACTCGCAACCGCTGCTCGCTGTTTATTGGCGAGTGATTCCAAGGCTTCTCGACCGCCGTCCTGCTTTAAAGCCGCGGCGTCTTTCGAAGAGTTCTTGAACTTGGCGACCGCATACAGGGCTTCTAGGTCATAGGCCAAATGAGGGCGTTCCTCAACTAATTTGCTGAGTTCGGCATCCATCAACTTCGCGTCAGGGTTGTCCTGGTAGAAGTTACGCACATCCTGTTCTAGCTTAAGGGACTGGATTTCGGCCTTGAGGTTATCGATGTCCGTACCATTAAGCTCAGGAGCTTGGGCGGTGACTGACTTTTGAAGCGTAGAGGCTTCACTAGCTTTGGTGTGCATGGCTTTTTCAGAGTTTAAGGCCATCTCGGCAAGCTTGCGCTCACTGTCTGATGTAATAGAAACTCCTTTATTGCTAGCCCACTTCGCTAGATCTTCATCTATCTGTAGGGTTATCTCGTTACTACTAGTATTACTTGTTTCGTTCGTAACGTCGTCTGCTGAAGATCCCTGTTGATTTTCAGTAACGGTTGGCGTCTCCGCCGCTCCTTGGTCTGACGTGGTAGTTGGTTGTGGAGTTTCGTCTACTGCCAGCGCACGCCCTGAGGCGTCTACTGCAATACCGTTAATTCCGCCAGTACTTTGGTCAGGAGCGGTTATGGTTTTGTCTTCCATATACCTATCCTTTTTCTTACTCGCCCGAAGTAGAGCCGCGCCGGGCGATTAGGCAACGGCACTACTTCCGATTAACAAGTTTATCCCCCATGGCCATGCTGTCGAGGTGTCTCAATATAACAGTATAAGCGTAAGAAGTCTTTGTCAAGCCAAAGGATTCTTCTAATGTAAGAGCTTTTTCGGCCCGATTAAGCGTAGCGTTGCGTTCCTGCTCAATCCATCCCCGTAGATGCTGGCCAATAGCAGATTTATTAAGGGCGTCATAGCCTTGAGCTAGTTGGTCTAAGTTAGCCATGCAACGCCATATGTGGCACTTCAGAAGGCGCTGCCTGTGCCGGGGGTTGGCCACCAGGTGCAGCTCCCGGAGGCATACCTTGAGCTTGCATTGCCTGTTCTTGAGCCTGTTCTTGTTCCATTTGCATCTGTTGCTGAGATTTCATTAAGGTATCAACCTCATCGGGGTCAAGATCAAACTCTTTCTGCATGATGAACTTAGTCATCTCTTCCTGATTAACATATGGATTGTTGAGCATAGTAGTGTAAAGTACCTGATATTTCTGGGAGTCGGCCGTCTCTTGCTTTTGGAGAGTAGATTGTAGTTGCACCATTGGGTCATACTCACCAGGGTATTGTTCTTGATCATAGACCGTCCAAGAAGTTCCCTGCGTGCCGGTGGTGCGGATGCTTTTAGGCTGTTTGATGTAGAGTTTTATCATTTGGAAGACTAGCTTGCCGAGTTGGTGGAAGCCGTCTTGCTCTAGCATGCTGGTCTTGGCATCGAAACGTTGGCCAACTTGTGCGATGATGGCATTTAACTGCGTTGCGGTCGAACGTCCACCACTAAGGTTAAGCCCAAAGATTTCATTAGCGGCGGTGGTTTCACGAATCTCGTTCTTTAAGTTGCCGCGCTCCTCAAAAGCCTGCGGCGGAACCTGACCGTGGACTACTGGGTTCAAGGCACCAGCCGGGAAGGGATAAACTGCACCCGGTAGATTCTCAACCTTCTCGATCCAGTCAGAATAGGCCGGATCTAGGGTGTACATCTGGTTTAAAGTGTAGGTAACCGAATCGATATTCTGGTTAGTTAGATCGTTCAAGAGTTCCTGCTGACCCATGATCGGCTCAATCTCGCCCTTACCGAGGAATAACGACTCATCGATGTAGTCACGCTGGACAATAAAGGGGTTCAATGACTGCGGATTCTTATCCTCGTTGGCTTTAGCCTGCACTAAGTAGGGGTTGTCGTCGTCTTGGATCAAGATCTTACGATTAACCACCGAGCGCACCCTATCTTTGCTCCACCACTCAATCACCTCAACTTGCGATAGAGCTGCTTTCGGGCCAAGAGTTGACCCGATGAACATGTCCTTGTTCTCTTTATCAAGCGCGTCACTAGGCTTGTCTCCGGGCTGACTTAACTGGTCGAGATTCTTGTATTTTTGCTCCATCGCGCCAGTCTCAGGGTTGACGATCTGGAAGCTTTTAAGCTCATCGATGGTTGTAAGATAACGTCTACCTTGATACGCTGCGGTCTCTGGACTGGTAGCGGTAGGATCAAAGAAGAAGTCTCGCACGGGGATGTTTAAGAGGCGGGGCTTATCAATATCCCAGTAACAGTACATAACTCCCGTACCATACATCAGCATCGAACGTATCCACTGGTGGACTTTGGCGCCCCACTTGTCACAGTCCCAGTAGTAATCTAATAGCCCATTGAGGCCGGTGGTGTCTTGGTTTTGGCTAATCTCTTGGGGAACGAAGGTAAACTTTGGCTTACCCCCAGCGATTGCAGCTACCATCACTTCAATCGTGGTAAAGGTGATTGGTACAAATGAGTCGGTAATCCCTTGGTAAGCTATATCAACGCGTTCATTGTTATAAAGCTTGAAGCAGCTGTCCCATACCTCATGGTAAGAGCCAGCGGTGTAGTCCCAACATGATTTGAAGTCAGCTACGACTGAAGCAGCGGTTGCATCATCGGTAGTCTCAGTGGTAGTAACGTCGGCCATTCATGTTATCTCTACGCCCTTTGGTGTATTATCTACTATATTTGCGGTTAAGCATAGCCTGGGGTTTGTAGACTTTAAGTGTACTCTTTGGCGCATCGGCATAACTAACCATGAAGTAAGCTAAGGCTCTTACACCATCAAAGTGGTGGCCAAACCTACGATGATCATCCCATTTAGGCTGAACCTCTTCCCCTTGCTTGGAGACTTTCTCCAGCCACACCAGGTTCTCAATCTCTTGGACTAACCAGTTGTGCTCTTGACCGGTGCGTTCATCTATTTCCACTAAGGAACTAGAGATAAAGAGGCGGGGCCTACCGGTGCCCGGCTGGATCTGACCATATTCCTCCATCTTTGTAGCTAAGGTCTCATCCCAGCTCTTAGAGTCATTAGGTTGCTTTACTACGGGGTCTAATCTCATGCCAATGTCTTGAAGATCTTTAGCCAATCTAGGATCATCGTTGTCTATCCATCCTCTAGTAAGAGTAAGCCCTGATGCTTTGATGTCTCGCAGTTGCTTGATCTGAGGAGCTTGCAGCCGTTTCTTACGAAAGCCTGATACTACATGGACGTTGTTGTCATTATCCACACCACAGAGTAACCACGCTGATGGGTCTGAGAATCCACCATCGAGAATTTCATACCATGTCCATCCTCTATCCAATGACTCATAGTCTTTAAGATGAGCTGATCGATCCCACCAGGCACAGACCAACCCAACCCGTTTCACAAACTTCCCTTCGCGTCGAACCTTAATAGCATTAGCTGAGAGCCCTCGAGACATTTGCTGCTTCTGAGATTCTGTAAGCCAGGGGTTGTCATCCCAGCCAGCTTCTGACACAAACAAATCAGGGTTCCCAGTATTGAGGTAAATGTCGTCATAGACCCAAGTCATACCTTTAATTGGAGTCATAGTGAGTAACACGTCTAAGTCTTGGCCGGCCTCTACGCGCACAAAGCACTCTTCCCAAATATCTCGAGGGGGTTCTTCATCAAACCAAATCAAACGCTTACCGGTGCCCTGGAACTTCTCACGACCTTGCTCATAGGACTTGAATGACAAGATGTTGCCATTCTTCAAGTGCATCTTCTTAATGATACGCCCACGGAGATAATCAATATGCTCAATCTCTTTAGGAGGAATGTAGGTTAGTAACTTCTTTTGGGTGGTTTCTTCTTGAGCATCGAATGACGGACAACAACACCATATCTCATAAGGAGGCCTTAAAGCTTTGTAGGGATGGTCGGCTACCGCGTACTGAGCTACTTCCTGTGCCCCCCATTCGGTCTTACCTACACGGTTACCCCAGAACAAGGTTTTAATAGCAGCAGATGATTCAGAAGCTTCTTTCTGCTTATTATGTTGTTTAATATATTTAAGCGGGTTCTCTATTCTTCTACGTTCTAGCTCTGAGAGCATTTCAAGATAAGAAATCTTTTCGGGCCTTGATAGCTTGCTCAAGCTGGTCATCGGTCATGTCCTCATACTTATGTGTAATCTCACCCTTCTGATCGACTTCAGTCTTATCCCGCCAGCCATAGTTGTTCTTCAAATTGAATATAGCCCCGCCTACGTTCTTCCCAGTATAAAGATAGTCTTCTGCATACCCCTCACACTTGAGTTTTGCATCTTTTATGGTGTCAAAAAACTCTTCCCTGGATTCATAGTTGATTAATGTCTCTCGAGATGTTCTAAGTGCCAAAGCTAACCCTGTGATTAGGTATGGCTTATTATGCTCATCACACCAAGTAAAATACTCCTCAATCTTACCTTGAAGCTCCTCGCGAGATTTGAACAAGAGCGGTCTACCGCCTGGGTGTGCCATAACTATATTATACCACCTCGGCCTATCCCTGATCTACTACATACGTTGTACGCATAAGTATTTACAACTACATACAACTGTGCTACTATTAAGCCAAGCTAAAGAACACCAAACGGCAGGGCAACTACGGACGCTACTCCCAACCGGTGATAAATCATTTGGCGGCGATCATCCTGGGTCATGATGCAAAACTGACCCGAGCTGTGGGGTTAAAGCGAAACCTCAATATTAACAAACCGCTACATAGTGTTTCTGTAAATGCCATAGGCAAAATCAAGACTGGGTTTGCGTGGAAGATGGTCTAAACTGGGCGATAGTATTAATAATCGAGGGCGATCCAATGAAGAAGATTAAACCAATCCTAACCGTTATTGAGCATGTAGTGCTAATAGCGATTCTAAGTGGCGCTGTGGGCTTTTACCTAGGCAATAGCTATGGAACTACTCATCAGCCCGTAAAGACTGTTCCTACAGCGTCAAAATAAGTGTGGCAGCCGTGGTGCAAGCTCCACCAACCCCAGCACCTGTTAAAGTAGACACGTCCTATGAATCAAAGATGTTTGTCTACTACCATGAGTCAGGCAATCGACCGGGAGCTATTAACAACAAGTCTGGGGCCTGCGGAATTGGCCAAGCTCTTCCCTGCAGCAAGTTGCCCTGTTCCCTATCTGATTACAGTTGTCAAGATGCCTGGTTCACTCGTTACGCTTTGACGCGGTACGGATCATGGGACAACGCTAAACAGTTTTGGGTAAATCATAAATGGTGGTAAGGAGAACGCATGCCAGATCTACAGCAAACCATAGTTTTAGTTTTTTGCCTCATTGCGATAGCAGTATCCATATACGTTTACTGGAGAGTATAAATGACATACCAACAAGCCGTACGGGCACTAAAAAGAGATTACTTTAAGGGGTACATTACCTTCAAGGAATATCTAGCTCTTCTTGAGCTGGCGCGATGAAAACTCGAGCCACCTTCAGTATAGAAAAAGAGGTATTGAATTTACTGATCACTATGGCCGAGAATGATCATAGAAGTAAATCAAACATGCTTGAGGTAATTATTCGTGAAGAACATCAAAAGAGGACTAGAGATGTTAAAGATAATTAGTTTCACCTTAGGCTTATTGACCGTTCTCGGTGTTGTAGCGATCGGGACGATGCTTTACCTCTTTGAGGTGGTTGTTAACCTATTTACGGTGTTAAGCAAATGAGTAAGAACGCAACCGCCGAACAAGATATGAAACGTTGTTATGACTGCCGAGATGTAGTTACTAAGGATTATTACATGTGGGAAATTCTGAGTGAGGATGGTGGTGAGCCTGTTTACCCAGAAAGGGGTGAGAGATGAGTAAGCTTGATGAGCAAATAAAGCAAATAACGCATAGTGCTTTCCGCCACCCCGACATGCAGATGGATGACATAAAAGCTCTCCTAGCCGAGTTCACTGAGGCCATGAAAGCAGCGGTGCCAGAGAAATATACTGAAAATGATTATGGCTTAGCCCCGCATGAACAACCTTGGAACGATGCCATAGACGCAACCCATGAGGCGTTAGATAAGGTAATTAAGGAGTATTTAGGATGAAGGCATATTTAAATGACGCGGAGCTAAAGAAAGACTTCGTTAAAGAGATTAAGCGTCACCAAGAGGCAGACCAGATTATCCAGGGGACTTACGCCAAAGGATCAGGTAAAAACTGGAAAGGTTGTGCTGTTGGGTGTAGCATCCATTCGTTGAATCGGATTAAGAAAAAGACGTATAAAACTAGCAATCACTCAGTTTACGAGACAGAGCTGGGAATTCCTCGCCAGCTCGCGTACCTCGAAGACAGAATCTTTGAAGGCTTGGATGTCAAAACTTCAAAAGAGTGGCCCCTCCGATTCTCGCAAGCTATTAGACCAGGCGCAGATCTGTCGCTCGTCGTGTCTAAGTTTATGGTGGCAGTGCTCAAAGATGAAAACTTCGGAGTATACAAATTTGCTCATAGGGATGGGAAGAAAGCGATTGATAATGTAGTAGCTTTATATGAGCGAAAATTATCTGGCAGTGAACCAACTCGCGAGGAGTGGCTAGAAGCTAGAGACGAAGCATCTTTGGCACGACGAGCTGCTTATGCTGCTTATGATGCTGCTTCTGATGCTGCTGCTTATGCTGCTTATGCTGCTTCTGATGCTGCTTATGATGCTGATGCTGCTGCTTATGATGCTGCTGCTGATGCTGCTTCTTATGCTGCTGCTTATGCTGCTGATGCTGCTGCTGATGCTGCTTCTGATGCTGCTGCTGATGCTGATGCTGCTGGACGAGACCATTACAAGAAAATGGCAGATAGGCTAATCGAGTTATTGGAGAAAGCAGGTGAGTAACCATAAAGAGCATAGGAGAGAAGGATGAGTAAATGGCAGAACAACCCAACATCCCCAGACTAAGCAATGGGAGGAGGCCGAGTGGCTCGATGATTACTTTGGGAGTCACCAGTATGGGGTGAGGTTTAAGGATGAACAGATATTTAATGCAAACCTATACAAATTATCCACCAAGGAATCTAACCTAAAAGGAGGAAATAAGTGAAAGCATATTTGAACAACCCCCAATTAAAAGAAGACTTCGTTAAAGAGATTAAGCGTCACCAAGAGGCAGACCAGATTATCCAGGGGACTTACGCCAAAGGATCAGGTAAAAACTGGAAAGGTTGTGCTGTTGGGTGCTCCATCCACTCACTCAATATCTTGAAGGGTAAAGAGCTTTCTACCTCGGACCATTCAGTATACGAGAGTGAGCTTGGATTACCTGAGTGGCTTGCCAGGCTTGAGGACACTATTTTTGAGGGACTGCCAAAAGAGGACGCTCTGAAATGGCCGTTAAGGTTTGCTAAAGCCATTCCCGTCGGAGTTGAGCTAGAACAAGTTAAATGGAAGTTCTCAGCGTTTATTCTCGGTGAAAACATAGAGCGAGTTTTAATGCTAGATATATCGGATGACCTTAAAAAGCAAGTTGCCGATTCTGTGAGAGATGTTTTAACTCTCCATGAAACAGCAATTAAGACTGGCATATGGGATGAAAAAGCTGCTTGGGCTGCTTGGTCTGCTGCTGAGGCTGCTAAGGCTGCTGCTTGGGCTGCTGATGCTGATGCTGATGCTGCTGCTGCTGCTCGGTCTGCTGCTCGGTCTGCTGCTTGGGCTACTGCTTGGGCTACTGCTTGGGCTACTGCTTGGGCTACTGCTGCTACTGCTCGGTTTGCTGCTTGGTCTGCTGCTGAGGCTGCTCGGGCTGATGCTGAGGCTGCTAAGGCTGCTCGGGCTGCTGCTGAGGCTGCTAAGGCTGCTCGGTCTGCTGCTTGGGCTGCTGCTGCTGCTGCTGCTGCTGCTGCTTACATACGTTACGCAGATAAGTTAATTGAGGAGCTAAAAAATGCCTCCTGAGACAAGAGCAAAAATTAGAGCCGCTTTATCTGGCCAGAAATCCTAATGAAAACTTTTAAGGTCATTATTCCGACCATTAACGCAGTCTGTGACAAGATAATTCCAGATTGGTTAGTAGAGAACTCCCTGATAACGGTGTTCTCCAAGCCGTCGCTCGTGGCTCATACAGTTTGGTTTGTGGTGTGGTTTGTGGTGTGGTTTGTGTGGAAACTGGATGTATCTCTACTCACCAACATTGTCTCGTTAGAGGCTATTTACCTAGGGGCGCTAATCGGAATCCAACAAACGCACCACCACAAGACAATCAAGAAGCATCTAGAAAAACATCAATAAAACAAAAACTGCTTGCGCTGTTGGGCAGAAGCAGTTAATGTTGTAGGTGTTGATCCTAAACTAATTCTTGCAATTATTTTAGAGATTGTCAACTGGTAGGGATACGTAGTGCTGCGTAAGGGACGCCATTAAGAAACCTGGACAGCGCCGACCGACAACCTGACACCTGTACTGGATAAGTATTTTCTTACTCACGACCCTGACGTTTTCAGGGAGGGACAAGGGCACGGGGGACACACAAAGTGATGACTACACAAACCTATCCAGGTTGGTGGAGGGTAAGAGGGAAGGAGCCGGGGGCTGCACATCTCCAGCTGTATTTGTGATGGCTAAACACACTACAAAGCACCGAACAGGAAGTGGGCGCGTATTAGACCTTGCATGCCCGTAGTTCAAATAAGTACATAAACCCCCACGCGCTAACAGAAGGAGCTTAAGCAATCGTTAGCAGCGCAGGAGTATGCAATCATTATAACCTATTGACTAACAGTAAGAGGTATGCTAAGGTTAAAGCATAACGAAGGAGCTTACCAATGAACGTGCATAATCTTTTAACCAACGCCATTAACGGAGTCACCTGCGCCCATGAGGGTTGTGAGCTTACCCCCGAAGAGGAGTACTGTCCCCTACATGAGCAGGAAGCCGCTATGGGTGCCTATGACAGCCTCTTTGATGGTGATGAGTACCAGCGTGAGATGATGGTCGATCAGGCTGTAGGCAAAGAATGAAACTCCTAGACCTAGCCCGCCAGGTAGAGGAAGCCAAAGAGGAGCATGAGTTCCAGAAGCTGGCCACTGAGACCGCCTATAAGGCCCTCCAAGACGCTCGAAGTGAGTTTGTGGCCGCTATGACGAAGATGGGCACAAAGAGCTTTAAATCGACCGACGGACGCCTCACAGCGTCCTTAAAGGAAGTTCCTAAGTACGAATACGACCCCAATAAGAAGCTCGACACCATTGAGTGGATCGAACTCAACCTGATCGATCCCTATACCTATCTAAGTGTTGACCGGGTAGCCTTCAAGAACATTCTGACCCAGGCGGTAGACCGCCAGGTAACCGTCCCAGGAGTATCTGCTACCACCACCGAGAGCCTGTCATTCACCATTAAATCCGAGAAAGAAGAAGATTAATGAAGATAAATGTTACTCACGTAGGGTCGCCCTGGAGAGCCACGCCTACCTCAGACTACATGTACACCATCCACATTGAGAATAAGGGAGAACCTCAGAAAACCTTTGATGCTGCCTTAGCGAGTTTAGGTGAGCACGAAGCCGAAGAATACCAGAGCAAATCCGGCAAGACCTACTGGCGGGTCCCTAAAGCTGGCGGGTACGCTCCCCGGAGTTCTGGAGCTAAAACCTTTCAAGCCGACCCTAAGAAACTCAAACAGGAAATGACGCTTGAAGTAGCCAAGAATCTCTCCATCCAGCGCCAAGTAGCTATGAAAGGCGCTGTAGATTTAATTGTTGCTGACAAACGTAAATACAACCAGCTCCACGATACCTACGCAGACCTAATGCAGCTGCTTAACCCCGACCAGGCTCCCGACCCCTTTGATGGGGTAGAAGTCCCCATGACCGACATGGGTGATTTCGCCGCCGAACAACCACCAATCGAGGCATATGATCAACTAACTCTAACGGAGCCTTTCTAATGAGCGGGACACAAGAGGGTGGATATAAAGCCCGAGAAACTAACCTAGGGAACAACCCCGACTTCTACAAAGAGATTGGTGCCTTAGGGGGTAAGAAGAGTCGCGGTGGCGGGTTCTCCAAAGCCACCGAGGAGCAACGCGCCGAGTGGGGGCACCGAGGGGGTAAGAAGAGTCGCCGCAAGAAGGAGTACTAGCGGAATGAGCCTCATGGAGAGGATGCAAGTACCGGTTACTTTCGATAAAGCCAATCGTAAGAAGGACAGGAGCGTCTCCCTAGCTTTCACAACAAATATGGAGATAAGCAACAAGGATTTTGCTCTAATGGATACCATTGTAAGCAATGAGGGATGGTTGTTATTTTCGGCTAATGAACTTAAAGATTCCGATGTCCCTAAAGAAGACGCGTCTAGTCGCGAGAGCAAACCTAAGATTGTGCGCTTAAAGGCGGTTTATTTCCTCTACTGGCGGGACAAGACCGATCAGTCCGAACCCTTCGATAACTACTGGAACCGTAATTTTGAAAAGCTGATGGACACGGTCAAGGACAAGCTAGAGTAATGGGGGGCTGCATGGGTGAGCATGTCGATGAAGTTTATTTATGGGAGCGACGCATGATTATCTACAGGTGCGTTTGGTGCTTAATGCTAAGGAGGCAGCAGTGCAGTTAGAACTATTCAATCATAAGCCGATGCCCGGAGGAACTTCCGAGTTTGCTAGCCAAGACATTACCGCTGCAAAGCACCATGGTAACAAATACAGCGCGGAGGCCAACAAGAGCCTTACCTCTAATAAACAGCGCCTTCGGCTTTTGGTCTTAAGCCATATCAAGGCTCAAGGTAGCTATGGAGCTACCTGTGATGAGGCGGCTGGGAGCCTGGGAATGCTGGCTCAGTCCTGTAGCGCCCGCTTTACCGAACTCAAGGCCCTCGACCTTATTAAAGAAATCGGCAAACGTAAGACTCGCAGCGGACGTAATGCCGGAGTCTGGGCAGTTGTCTGAGGTGGATGGAGTGATCGGCGAGATTTATGGCATTGAGATAGCTCATACCTCAATGGTAGGCGATAATAGGACACATGATGATGACTGGGAAAACTGTTGGTGCTGGAAAGAAGAAAAAGAGCGTAAGCAAGCTAAAGAAAGAAGCTGATGACATCTATAGCCTCTATATTAGACAACGATATGCCGACCCGCACACGGGAATGGCTACATGTGTTACTTGCCAAGTATCCAAGCCTTGGAAGGAACAACATTGCGGGCATTATGAAACCAGGGGGACTAATAGCCTTAGATTCGACGAACGAAATGGGCATGTTCAATGCGTTGGATGCAACATCTTTAAGAAGGGTAATTACCCAAATTATGCGAGATTCATGCTGCAAACATATGGACCCACTATCCTCGAAGACCTGGCAAGAGATGCGAAGGTTATACGACAGTTCAAACCCCACGATTTGGAAGAGATTATAGATACATATAAAGCAAAGTTGTCAACGTTGACGAAGCGTTAGAAGTTAGGTACCTTAGCGCTGTAACAGGATTTGCTTATTTTAGTATCTCTAGCAATGGCTGTCTTAGCGAGCAGCTTGGAACTCACGAATCTCAAACAACCAACCTTCCCCGATTACAAACAAAACTATATTAAAACCATCGTAGAACCCTGTACCAACCAAGGGGGCCATTTAGAGGGCTATAGTTGTATAGTCCCGCCTCCACCGCCGGTATTGCTACCAGCACCCGTAGAAGTGGCTTACGTGGCTCCTCCGCCTGTCGTACCGATTGATGAGCTGACCGGTTCAATTGGCATAGCTATTGCGGGCGGAAATTGCGTCTTAGAGGTTCCTCTAAGCATTCGTCCCGACGGTAACCCGATTACCTGGCTGGCCACTACCCAGACTCCCTATATTGGTGGAGTGGCGCTGTTTACATATAACCACGTTGGAATAATTACAGGGGTATGGTCGAACGGGGACCTTGAGATTCGCCATCAAAACTGGAACGGTATGCCGGTAACACGATTTCCTAGAAGTGCAATGAGGGGCTTTAGGTGATGCCTCAGATTACGCACTGAGACGCTGCGAGATTATCCTTAAAAGAGCTTGAGCTGAGGGTTGTCGCAGGTCTCTGCGAGGAACGCCCACCCACCGGAGTGGAACAGACTTTTGATGAATCGAATCATCCTCATCATTCACCTCCCTTGTAACAAGTGCATTTGATGTTCTTGTCTGACGGTAGGTGCCCATGAGGGCACTCATATGCGGCATCCATCATCTCGAGAGGGTCAGGAGCCCGGATAATGTCGAGATACCAGTTACGGTATTCACGAGCCGCCTTCTCTACATACCTAAGCATCAGGCAGCCAGGTTGGGGAATTGCATGCTCGACGGCAAACCACGGAGCAGGACGTACTCCAGGGTGTTGGAGTTGACCTTGAGAGCCTGTGCGACGCCGTAGACGTCCATCAGCTCTTTTACTGCATCGGTATAGCGGGTCTTGTCCAGCTCGCGAGCCTCGAAGGCTGCGGCTGCCTTACGGCACATTGCGACCAGATCCAGTACTGAGTCGCCTTGCTCGTGTGTAAGCGACTGCACGGCTAATCCTTCCGTAGATCCTGATTACCAATTTACCGCAGGGCTCAATTACCCTGATGAGTAGATCGATCAGCTCATCTCTCTTTCAAAGGGCGGCTACAGCCTTACCACGAACTTATTCTATACCATTATATACGGGGGAATCCAGCTCGTTCTGCTAAGAGAACAATGCCAGTAACCAGGGCGAGAATACCTAGTACCCAAGCTGGGATAGCAATAGTAAACAGCGTCACTAGTGAGTAAACGATTAAGAAAATGCTTAGTAGAATGATGCCCATAATAATCTCCTAACTTTTGATTGTTGTACGAGATGCTACGTAGCCAAGTTGTGAGGCTACCGCAACAACTAAGGCGGCAATCTTAACGACTGAGTTGTCTGCTGGGCCCAGGGCGACAATCATGCTGCAAACACTAATAGCAACGGAGAAGTAAAACTCAGTGGTCTTAACACCTGATTTAATCTCAGAGGCAACCTGGGGGGCAGTCAACTGACCCATGATTACGCCTCTAAAGGGGTATCGGTCAGGTCCTCAGCTGGGGTCTCGGTTTCAACTGCAGTAGTGGTGACCGGGATAACCACCGCTGGGGCGGTCCAACCGGTAGCCAGCAACAGGGGCTTAAGAGCCTCTAGCAGATTGTCTCCGAGGCTTGGGGCCTGGGCTGCATCTGCGGTTACGGCTGACTGCAGAGCGGTTAATGCTGTTTGTAGATCTGTGGTTACTTCTGACATAATAATTCTCCTTAGTTATGCTTATTATACTAGTTATTTGAATATGCTTGCAAATTTATTTACGAGGCCCTGTAGTAAGTCTAGGATCTGCTTTAATAAACTATTATTCTCCTGCCCGTAATCATGCCCAGGAGTTGGCGGGGGGGTTGCCGGTGGCGGTAAAGGCGCTGGCACAGGGGCGGGCGTAGAGGGGGGAGTTGGTTGAGGCGCAGGTGTTGACGGTGGGGTAACAGGGTTGCCGCCAGGCTGATACTGAGGCCAGTCATAAGTTCCCTTATTAAGCAGGTGCGCTTGAGCTGAAGCATCATCCTGGATGGGATAAATATCGGGGGCTAGGCCATCCCCACAGCAGGCGGTTGAGCTAAAATCACGGTGGGGGCGTACGTCGGGCCAGGTCGCCGGAAACTCTGGATGCTGCTCACAGAGGTTCTTACAGAGTTGATAGAAAGCCTCGTACTGCTCGCGAGTCGGGATCTGATTCTGAGGAGGGTGGAAGTACCCGTCTAGACAGATGGCTATGTTAGTAACATTCTCTGCGCTCCCGACAACGTAGAGCCAAGTTTCGTGGGGGCGAATCTTGAAGATGACGCCGGTGTTGTCAATCTTATAATGATACTGCAGGCCCGGCCCTAGGGTTTGATAATGCAGCGCTGCCTCAGCTTGGTAACGAGCTACTGAATCATAATCATGAGGACGAAATTGACCGTCGTGATGGACCGAGATACTGGTGATTGTCCCGACACTGCGCTGATGAAGACCGTTATCATAGTTAGCACCCTTAGGATCAAGGTAGTTATCACCGGTTAAGTCAACCATCCCTCCCAGGTAGTCCTTCACGCTATTCCTCGTACTTATAGTTGTATATTAGCACAAGGACTACAGCAACGCATAAACTAGCAAATCCAGAAGCCACATTAGCGATATGGAATAAATCTACACTAATACGACCCGTGAGACTTAGATACTGATAAAGAATTATAGGAAGGCCAGAAATTACAAATAGGAATATCCAAACAAGGACATACCACCGAAGCCTAGAGAACCCATCAACCACTCTTCTAACCTCATGGATCTGCCGTGGTATAACATACCATCCTAGTAGAATAAGCGATATAACCCGCGCAATGAGGCTAAAAACTAAGTACCAATTCATCTTCTCTTCCCACCTCCAGTAGCTATATATATCTGTAGCGTAATGCCATCTTTGCGCAATAAGTCGCGCAGAGCTTTTGCACTCTGCGCCGCCTCTGCGGCTCTTCTGGAGTTTTCCTCCGCGATGTTCTCGATAATCTTATCCTTTTTGCGGCCAAATAAGTCGAACTTCATATTCGCTCCTTAGAGATTTGCACCTTTTGTTGGATCAGCTCTAGCGAGTCTTTAATGAATCCAATTGGTGCTATTAGCTCATCGCGCGTTCTCTCCGCCCCAAGTATGCGCCTATCCTTCTCGGCAAGTAACTGTCTAACCAACCAAATATTGGCCAGGATAGATAATGCTAACAATGTTCCGAGGACGCCCTGCGAAGCAATCTGGTTGAGCAGGACATCCATTCAGTAATTAGAGCTTACCGGATTTGCGCATAGCTTGGAAAACCGCACCAGCTACCTTTTTACCGGCAGCTGCTGAACCATACTGTTTGGTAGCTTTAGCCGCTACCGTTTTAAAGCCGGTTTTACCGGGAACGTTCTTTTTGCCCATATCGACGCCGCGAACGGCCTTCTTGGCGGCTGCGGATTTCGTCATTACCTTCTTCATGGCACCCATATTATTCCCCATCCGCCCTTTGATATAGCATACCATTTACTTGACAAATAACAATAAGTAGAATAGAATCCAGGCATTATGACTTTTAGAACAGCTCTCCTAACCGAATTACTTGCAACCGTAGCCTTAGCGGGCTATATGACGATCCCCCCGACTCCAGTATTGGTAAGCGACATCTTCCCGCCCCACAAGGTAATTATCGAGCAGGCCGCTGTAGCCCCTACTGCAGCTCCTGCGGTTGCACCTAGTTATACTCCCAGCCCAGATCCCAGCGACGTATCCGTAGGCGCGGTAATTCCACCCCACCAAGATCCCGCACCAGCGGTTCCAGCTGCTTCACCAGCCCCCGTAGTAACATCCGAGGTTAATCCAACTCCCTGTCGGTCAATAGGGAACAACGGGCCGGTAGACTGTAATTAGCGTTGGTTGTACTTACCGGCCAAGACGTCAGCTTTACTTTCACGGCCCTGTTTGAAAGCCTGGATGGTAGATTGGGCGTTTTGTTTGCTAATATTACCGGATTTCAATTGTTTAGCTAAATAGTTCTCAACTGGGGTGTAGTTCTTCCATTGAGCCGTTGTAACAAGCTTTAAGTTACTAGAGTCATTAGACCCCCCAATCTCTAAAGGAACGGTATGGTCTAACTTATAGCTGGGGTTATTCTTGCCTCCAGCCTTCTTGGCGGCTGCCGAGGCAGATAGCGGCATGCGCTGGACGATGACGGTACCATTATCGACTCGCTTGATCTGTTCTCCTTTAAAGATACGATTAAAGGCGGTCTCAGGATCGGTCCCAATAGCTTGAGCATAGACCGTGATCTGATTGATCAAACTATTGTCCTTAATCTTCACACTAGTTCCTTGAGCATTATAAGGAGCCGGGATTGTGTTGGTGGTTATCCCTAGCGCGTCAGAAATCATCGCCAGCATGGTATTGGCTGAGTTGGGGTTACTCTTCAACTCATTATAGTTAGCTATTGGAAGAGGCAAGAGTAGGTTACTTAGCTCCCCTCCTACAGTAATAGGGTTACCGCTAAAGTCCTTACCCTTAGCTATATCTTTAACGACCGATGATATTGGCGAAAGTTTACCCTCAAAGAAGTTATAGACCACATCCTTACGGGTAGGTTGGCCGAACTTCCCACTATCGAGAGACGTAACAGTGCCGGTTGAACTCTTGGTTGATCCTTCGAGCATTCGAGCGGCTAGAGTAATAACAGGGGCCATCCCACCTGAGACAGTGAAAGTGGTGTTGCCGATCTTTATCTTACCAAAGTTAGAGCTTCTGGGGTCGAGTTCCACCGAATTAGGATTAAGCGTACGAGCTATACCCAACACTGCGGCGGTACCACTAATAACTTTCACGAGGTTAATTGCAGCTTGTTTACGCACGAAGGGGCTAACTCCTTTTTGAAGATTGTGCCCGGTCAGAAAATCAACCTGGCTCTTTAAAAAACGGGGGGAGAAGAAGATGTTGTTAACTCGGTTAGCTATCTTTTCACCGGCGCCTAAATACCCTCTACCGGTCAGGGAGTTTACTAGCTTCCCGATACTCTCGAGTTGAGCTTTGTCGTTGATATTGACGCCAGATTTGTCCGCTATCTGTAAATATTTATCAAAGACATCGGCTCGAGTACGATACTGAAACCCCTCAAAGGCGTTCTCGCTAGCTTTAAAGGCCTTCCCCAAAAGCGGGATCTTGGTGGGGTACTGCGAAGGATAAGCTTCCTCAACATTGCCAATTGCTAGTTTGGCTTTAATCATCTTGTCATAAGTCGGCCGCGACATAATCTCAGCGCTAATCTCGTCCATTACCTTCTTACCGCCGAAGGTCTTATACATATCCACAAATGATTGGCGGGCATTTTTCTGCCACACCCCCGGATGAGTAAACAGCGTCTTCCAGCCCTGGTTAAAGAGGGCTGAATCATCCAGCGAAGCTTTGAGACTTTTACTAACCCCGGCCACATTTGATACCCCCTGGGCGATACTTCCCAGTGGGTTATTCTTAATTACTCCTGGAATTTCCTTGAGGGAAGTCTTCCCGGCTTCTTGTTTTAAGCCATTAACGTAGTTCGCCAGATTAACCTTGGCCCGGCCGTAGTCTAATCTGTTACCACCTTGGTCCATGGCGGTCTTAGCATCATCAATCGCCTTAGACAACTGAGCGATTTGTTTAGTCTCCTGCGCTGTTACGTCTACCCCCAGTCGGGTAGAAGCAAGGTCTTTCAAGAAAGCCTTCTCCTCAGCTGGGTTCAAGACTCGATCAAGTTTACTAATCTTAGTAAATAAATCTCGACGTACCTCGGGAGTGATTCCGGAAACTTTCTTAGCCCACGAGGCAAACCCTACCTGCTGGTTCTTTAAGAGAAGTTTGGATTCGAATAAAGCGTTAACCTCTTTGGCACTTTCACCAACGATACCCTCGAAGAAAGTCCGGCGTTCCTCGCTCGTCATATTGGCTAGTTTCTCGGGGTCGATCTGTCCATTCCGAATAGCATCCAGGAACTTAGTTGCATCAGCTGGGATGAGACAGAAGTTAGCAGCCACTTGACACCTCAACGATTATAGTGTATGGTTTGCGCATGAACAGCTTTCTATATAACCTATTTGAAGTCATCTTGGTAGTCCTATTAGTAGGCGTTGTATTCTCGGAATGGTTGTTCCCTGAAAAGGATGAGTAGCCCATTAAGTAACTCATACTAACATCTTATCTCGTTTACAAATTGTTCCCAAGTCTGGCGTGTCACTTTTGGTTTGGCAGCCTGGACTTCCTTGGTCGTCGCCGTAACGGCTTTATTGACTGACTGCCCGGTCTTAGCTTCGAGAGCTTTGGCTCTAGCATCGGCTACTTTCTGGATATTACCAACTGCCGAATTTGGATTGCGTTCTGCTAAGGCTCGGATTCTTTGCCCCATAGCGGTAGCCTCTCCAACTCGGGAAGAGGTTGCTAACTGTTGTAATAAGTCTACGTTCCCAGTTTTCGTGGCATGATCTTCTAAGGCGAGGGAGATGCTCTCGGGTAGAATATGGGGAGGCGGGGCTTCTTGACCTGTGGCTATGCGGGTGGCACGTTGGGGATCTTTTTGGATAAGGTCAGCGGCATGCGCAGCCTGCTCCTTCATGTTGACCTGATTGTATTCTGGAAGATTTGATAAACCGGTGGTGAGTTTGGCCTCAACAGCTTTTTGATTGATACCAGCCCCTAACTTGCTGGTGCGCAGCTGACCAGTAGAAGCCGCGGGAGCCAAAGTAGTTTTAGGAAGTTGTTCCACGGTAGGAATATTCTTCACCCCAGCCGCTTTAAGGGCCTCTAGACGATGTTGCCCGTCCTGCACATAAGGAGTACCATCAATGGTCTTAACAATTAGAGGTTCAATTGGCTTACCGGCTTGAATATCAGCCGCTACCTTAGCAACCTGAGCTGTGTCTATTGGCACCCCATGGGTTTCGGTGCCGAGTTTCAAACTGTCTGCTGGGATGTGCTTGATATTCTCTGAAGCCACCCCTGAGTTTTGAGGATTAACCTGGGACGGTACCTCTCCGGGTGGAGTCCCAAGGGTCGGATGAAGCCTAGCCACCGCTGGGCTCTGGACAATGGTTTTTAATTCGGCTGGCGTAGAGGCTCTTGCAACATTAACCGCCAGATTGGTTTCTCCGGCATCGTGGAGGGTTCTAACGATATTAGCCTTAGTAGCGTTACTAATTGTTGGAGCAAGAGCTTTAGCTGCACCTACTTCAGACGCCTTCAGAAAGCTTTTTGCACCGCTGACTCCATAAGCTAACCCTGCTAGATCAGATAATGCCGCCATCACCTTGCCACCTGCGCCCGATTGGGAGCCTATATCGCTAGTGTAACTGGTCTGTGGCCCAACTCCTGGGAGAGACACAGGAGAACCATGTACCGTAGCTGCACCCTTGGCAATGTTCTGCTCCAGAGCACCAATAGGGGAGTTCTGGTACCCCGTACCAACGATAGACTTAGTAAAGCCAGCCGTACTTTTAAGTGTATTAAGTAACTGCCCTCCGATATTAGGAGCGCGCTGGACCTTATCATTAGCAGCAAAGTTAAAGGCTGGCTGCAGAACAGCCGCACCCACTTGCCCGGCAGCTCTAGTAATCCCACCCCCAGGAGAAACTGCGTTACTCAGGGCATTTGCTAAACCGTTTCTAAACGGTCCGGCGACTTTAACCGGATTCGCTGTAGTGCCGTAGACATCCTTAATCGCCTGGAGCTGGTCATAAGAACGCTTGTCACCAGCTTGGGCTCGAGCGACCAAACGGTTAGCGATAGTCTTCTGCGTCTGTGCGTCAGCCTGTGAAAAAGTCTGCTTATAAGCCTGCCCCTGGGGGGTGTCTTTGAACTGAGGGGCCTGCGGAATTGAGATTTGCCGATTAATAGAAGCATACTGCCCAGGTACAAAGTCACTCGCAAAAGAGCCCGAGGAGCTAGAAGGCTGTTTACCTAAGATACTTTGGTATGGCATGGCTATCCCGACTTGCTTATAGCGTAATCATAGTACCCGTTTTGAGGGTTCTTAAGATCCTTAAAGGTGGAGTTAAATGAGGCCGGTGTAAACCCAGACTGTACCCAATCTTGGTAAGCCTTAGCATAGTCCTGGGGAGCCACGTAACCATCACGGCCCCGAACGGTATTCAGGCCAGATCTAATCTGACCGGCGATCGACTGCTGAGAAGGAGCCTTAGGGGCAGCTGAGGAGACACGCGAGGCCGCAACCTGTTGTTGGTTGTTCAGCTTCTGCTGCGCCAGAGCGTAGCTTTGTTCCTGCTGGAGCTGTGACTGTCTGGTGCTATAGGCTTGTTGAGCCTGGGACTGACGGATCTTCGCAATCGAGTCTTGCAGGTTGAAGGTCTTATCGGCAATGTTCTGTTTCAAACCAGCTACGGCCGGTAGGTACTTTTCCCCGACGTACTTAGCTTGCTCACCAATCGGGATACCCGAGTATAATACCCCTTTAGCATTAGCTCCAGCCGTAATATCGCCGAAGGCGTTGGTCTTAGCCTGGTCTAACCCAGCCTGCTGAGCCGCCTGATAAGCCGGGAGTTGATTGAGTTGATTTTGGGCAGCATCGACCTGAGGCTTATAATACTGATCTAACTGGGTCATTATTTGATCGATTGAGTCGGCCATCAGAAAGCACCATAACTAGGCAGGTCTACTATGACGTGGTGGCCTTGCAAATTATAGCCGCCCCCTAGAATATCAAACAACTGAGCCACTGCTGCCTCCTTCTCCGCTCGTTTTTGACCCGGAGGGGCGATTGACGAGAGTAACTCCGCTATGTCGGATCGGGAGGGGATTTGTGACCGGCTGACTATCTCGTTGAGTTTCTGTTCCACTCGAAGTATTCCCAGGCGCCCTCTTATGCTTTAGTTTACCAGAAGCATCATCAAAAGAGTAGTTATGCGGCTCTTCTTTGATTTTAGCAAACTCGGTATACTCGAGAGGGTTAAAACTACCAACAGCCCGCAGGTTGTCCCCCTCTTTAATCAGGACATAGTAATCACTCTCAGCTCTATACTTAAATCTCACCGGTAAACTCCTGCTGTTACTGTGCTAAACACGGCACCACTATCTTGGAGATAGACGGTATGATTAGAGCTATCGGTATTCTCGGCTGTCACAGTTAAGGTACCAATCGTCTTCGTATAGGGCGCAAGAGAGGGGTAGGTACGACTACTGGGAGTAATGTTAAGAGCATAATCAATCTGGAAGTTCTTTTGAGCGCCCGATAGTGCTGGACCATCAGGCCACTGGTGAATTGAATCAAATGAATCGATGTAGAAGTTAAGCAGCGGCATAAGAGTAGCAAAGTCGTTATAACCAGGTATATCAACGAAATCGAGTATCCAGATAAAGTGCTGTCCCGGGGTAAGCACAGCACTCACCTGAGTGGTCAGAGTGAACACCCGTGGGCTAAGGCTACCAATATCGGAGACGATCTTATCGAAGTCATCATTTAACAGCCCAAGATTAGCCGGTAGATCGGTCTCGGGGTTTAATTTATGTGGGGCGGTTATAAGTGTCATTATCGATAGACTCCAGTCGGTCCAGCTGGGAAATAACTTACGGCAAAGTGAACGAAATAAGTATGAGCGCCTACATCCTTGTTTCTACCGTTGATAGTGATGCTGGCTAACGTCCCGGTTGGGGTGGTGAAAGACTGGACAAAGGATATAAGGAAGTTAAGCTGCGCGCCACTGAGAGATGCCCCTGATGGCCATAAGAAGGCTGCGTTGTTATCAGTATCAACGTAAACATCGGCGATGGGAGTAAGTGCAGACACGCCAGAGATATTATTACCTGTAATGATAGTAGAAGATCCCGAACCGGTTGGGAGGATAAGATTAACCGTCTGCCTAAATGAGGCTCCCGAAGCTACCGCCGCAAAAGTTACTTCTATAGTAGAGGAATTCCGAGCGCCTAGGTCGGTGACGTTCTGCACTACCTTATCAAAGTTATCGTTGATTAAGGCTAGGTTTTGATCAAGCGGAGTGTCAGGATTTAGCCTATGGGGAGGTTGAGATGCCACACTAGGTACTACTCACGAGGAATCCATGGAAGTAATTAACGCTTGTCCCCACGTCTCCTACGCCTCCAGTACCGTAACTAAATACTTCAACATAATCAGTAGCGACTAACTGCAGTAATCCGCTTACAACACGGCCTTGGTCCCCTGTGCCGTTGGGCAGTAGCTGGTTCCCCGTTAAAGCTCCAACTCCATTTTTAAAAATTTGTATAATCCCAAAGTTACCCGTAGTTATACTAGAACCACTACGAGCCGAGAAAAAATAGAATCCATTCACAGGTGCGGTAAAGCGATAATTGGTCGTATTATCATAATTTGAGCCGGTATCGAAGTTCTTGGTATCAAATTGGATCTTAACAAATGCGTTATTGCCATCTGTCCAGCCAGAATTGCGATAAACACTAAACTTATAAGGATTGGTCAGTTTAACAGTAGAGACCGTAGAATCAGCTAGCTTCGTCCCACTAATACCAGCCGCGGCTTTAATATTGGCATTATCAATATTGCCATTAAACTCGTTAGCGATAGTGTTGATTGGGTCATTGATCTTGGCAGCAACTACTGATTGACCGTCGGCGGATTGGCTTGGACTAATTAGCCCCATCTGATGACCTTAGACGCCCTTTTACCTATTATACTATTTCGCACGCCTAACCTCAAATAATACCGTATGCCCCTCGAACTCTACTTGGTTATTAACCCCGCTGCGAGAGACTCTGAACTGGGTATAGCGTTGCGTACCAGGTATGTTAAGCCGAGGATTGATCAGTGAAGAAATCCCAAAGACCGACCCATCTGCAAAGGTATGGCCTCCTCCAAAGGTAATCCCAACGCCTTGCAAGCCTACAGCCGTAGGGAATGAAGAAGGTGTATCCGCAAAGTCCTTGTCATACTGCAGCCCAACATTGTATGAACCCGTCTCAGCTGCAAAGCGAGGATACCAACGTTTGATCCGTTTCTTAGACTCAGGATGATTGAAGTGCTCATACTTAGTGCGTATCTCGAAGTCTATCTTCTTACCCATAATATCGAATAGATTGGTCGCTGCTTCAGCGTAGTAAGCTGCCCCGACGATATTAGAAGCCACTATTAACTGCCCCGAGTCAGCGGCACCAGCCCAGACGCTCGTCCTAGCTATGTAAGCCGAGGTATCAATCGACTCCCAGGACTTGTAGTTGATGTTATAAACAAAAGCCTCGGTACTTTTAGGCGCGCCAGAAGGAGGGTAAAAAAGGTAGTACCGGTTGTTAGCAATCGCGGCGCAGCATTTAGTCACGTCGGCTATCTGCATAAAATTATTGGTGGTGTCACCAGATATGAGTGTATCTACTCCTCCGTTGAAACTATAAATGCCATCATCGCTAGGGAAGTAGATAGCACTGCGGGTAGCCCGAATACACTCTTGGTTAGGGGCGCCCTTCAAGCCGGTAGCCTTACGTAAAACGAAGGAAGTTGAGTCGGCGCCCTGGAGTTGCCACTTGGTCCGCTTGGTAAAGATATAGAGGTTGTCATTAAACACCACCAGCCCAGTAATGGGGTCAGCTGATTTCGGTGAGGGCACATAGAGAAAGTTAGTCGAGGTGAATGACTCAAACGATCCTATGTCCGACCAGTAAAGTTTTGCCGGATCGGTAGCGTCAACGTAGAACATCTGGTTCTTATGTAGAATAAGATTACGTGCCACACCCGGAGAACCTCCGGTAGCCGCCTCGGTTGTGAAGTCCCACTTTCTGGGAGCATCAAACCCATTAGCGTAATAAACGATGTCATTCACGACCTGAAAGTAATAATCGGTAGCCGAGCCCGAAAGGCCGGTCTTAATATTAGTCAAAGCCCCAGTATTATCATTGACCGTCGAAAGCGTAGTCCCATAAGCCAGTAAACTAACCTTGGTGCCGTCAGACTTATAGGCTCGAAACAGTCCCTTAACCCCTCCGTCGGTGGAGAGGTAGGTTTTGAAGTTCAACGCGTAGGAGGTAGCCCCCCAACTCACTCCAGATGTAACTGATGAGAGCGATGTCGTGGCCGCTGTGGTTGAACTCCAGTTAAACAAGCCGGTACCATCATCTTGGATATAAGCCACAATCCAGTAGGTCGTTCCACTCACTAGGGCAGGAGCATCAACGAATCTAGCTACAATATATCCGTACCCGGCTGAGATGGCTGAAGCGTAGACTGAACTCTGAGCTAGCTTCGCGCCTGGTGCTCCGGCGGCATTAGACCATACCTCTATGATTACTGGCCCGGTACCTGTCCCTGTTTTTAGGTTAAGGTCAATCCTGGTTAGATCACCTGAGGTACCGGGAATAAGTTGAGCCGCTTTCCAGTTAACCAGCCCGACGGTCTGATCGGCTGCACCAGTGATGGTAGTCTGAACCGTATCAAGGGTCTCCCCAGCCGGGACAGAATAAAAGTCATCACCACGGCGGGTAGTTAAACGGCCGAGGGTAGAGAAGCGACTGTTCTTAATAACAACCAACTGGTTCTCTTTGACCACATCATTCGAAACGTAGGTATTTAACCCCAGAGAGTAATCTAGAAACTGCCGTTCTTGAAGAGGAGCCACATTAACTTTGGGGATGGGGCGAGACCGAGTAGGCATTACCGCCTCGCAGTGGTATTACTGTTCAGTTTCATGATTGAGGGCTGCTGTTTGCCGAGTGACATTCTTTGAGAATACTGAGTTAGCTGTTCATCAACCCGGTTTTGGACAATTGCGGCTAGGTCGTAGTTATCATTAAGCTGATGGCAGCGCCACAACGCCCCCAATACTAGCAGTTCCTGCCACTCCACCGGTATCTCAGGTACATCGGTCGTATTAACCAACTCTACCGGTGTTTTATAATAACGCAGCGTCAAGACATAGGCTGAATCGGGAGTCGGGAAGACCATTAAGAGACTGCCGTACTTGGTAAAGATGTAAGGGCGGTTGAGCCCAAAGAGAACCGGTGTAGGGTAGTTTATGTCAAACTCTTTCGGGTCCATGTAGAAAAGAGTATTCCCATACCCTGGAGGAGTGATTATTTTTAGGTCTATAACCGATTGGAAAGCTGCCGGTAAGCCCGCACCTGATGTTAGATCGAAGTTGTTGGGGGTCAAGGTATAGTTCTGGGAAGCTTCCATGATCCGCGTGAGTTGGTTGTTGACGTACTCTCTTTGGGCATCATTTAAGAACTGTAGAATTATAGCGGTCGAGAAGCCAGTATCGTCTAGTCGATTTTGTACTTGGGTAGTTAATCCTGCTACTGTGTATGCCAATGGTTCACTCCAGCGCCCATATCATAATTGTACCATTAACCGGCGCCTATTAAGAGAAGATTAGAAGTGCCCGTTGGGGCATTAGTAGCCGACCAGTTCGTATTATTACTCACAAGTATGCCGTGAGAACCGGCGTAGAACGGTGTATTACCTGCAGCAGTAGAGTCTTTTACTACCAAATAATCTCCTGCCACCACATTAGTTGAAGATATAGTACCAGAGGTAGCAGCAATACTAGAGTTAATGCCGATGCGCCCATCGCCGACTTGGGCTTGCGCACCGTTGATTGTAACCGTCGCTGCATTAGCTGAACTTTCTGTAAAAGTGTTATTACCCACAGTTTTAGTAGCAAAGTTAGCATCGAAAACAGGGGTACCGTTGCTAGCCTGTAAATAAGAATTATAGACCCGTGCTTCATAGAAGTTACCAACCGGAGTATTAGCTGTACCATTTGTATTGCTACCTATTTCAAGTACGGCCGGTGAATCAAATATACTAGTTGTCCCAGCAGTTGTAACAGTTGCGCCGAGTTTTGCCCAAGTTGAACCATCAGCCGAAGTGTAGAACTCGACATCATGGCCAGCCGCACCATTATCACACTTGATACAAGCTCGTACCCAGTTTGTACTGTTATTTGCAAAACCCGTACCAACAGTTGAGGTATGGGAGATAATAGTTGAGCCGTTTGCACTACTTTGGAAAAAGAGTTTATTGCCAGAACTGTTAATAAAAAATGCGTAGCTAGCCTGGGTGGTGGTATTACCATTTTTCCCAATCAAGCCCGGGAAGGTTGCAGGAGACCAGTTAGCTAAAGCCACTTTTATATCTACTGTTAGGTCACTGGTGATTGACAATGGTGCTGAGTCTGGCGCTGAGACATAGTTAAACCCAAGCCCCGGTAAGTATTGATAGCCGTAGTTTCGGCCTACGGCATTAAGCGTCGTCAAAGTGTTCGTTGTGCTAGCTGGCATTGTAAGTTGGACGCCTTCGCCAGAAGTTACAGTGTTGAATGTGTTAGCACCAGTTATTATTAATTGACTTGCCTGTGTGCCGGTTACGGTGAGGTTGCCAAAAGTCTTGCCACCACCTGCAAAAGTCTGGGATAAACTGTTGGCAGTGATAGAAAATGTGGAAGACGCAGCACTTAAAGTAGCTGTTGCGCTGACTGTAACAATAGTACCCGTAATAGTACTATTGAGAGTTATAGTGCTCGTACCAAGTGTAGCCGTGGCTCCAGTGTTTACCGTAAACGTACCAGGAGTCATATTGAAGTTCGCCGTGTTAAAAGTACCGGTGGTTACTGTGAAAATACTTGGGCCACCACTGGCTGCCGCTACATAAGCATCAGCCAGCGTATAGGTGCCTCCGAAACCATTTACCGTTAAACGGGTAGCGTTCTGCCAGGTTACTCCATTATTGGTGATTGTTTGGGACCCACGACCAGCTAAGTTCCATACAAAAGTACCACCAGCTGGCAATACATTGGCAGCCATCGTAATGTCGCCAAACGAACTTAGATTACTCCCCCAACTGATTATTG